TCCAGACCCGCATTGCGGTGTTGCAGCAGCACAAAATGCTGCTCCTGCACCTGCACCAACTCCAGTTGTATCAAACATTTCTGTCGAGGAAGGTCTAACCTTCTGGGGCAAGAAGAATGCAGATACAGTTGTCGAACTAGACTCAACCGTAAAGGGTAAGTTGTTCGACATGGCAGGTTGGCATGTCACTGTACCAGTTTACTCACAAGATTATACTGGTTACGGTGCAATTGATCTTGGTTTAGATTACGCAGTTCTAAGCAAGGTCAATTTCCTCGGTTCTGTCACTAATGTTACTGTTGAGGGTGGTGCATGGATGCCAACAGGTTCTGCAAACTTTGGCACGGATAATGTTAACCCCCACATCGGTGCTAATTATGACATGACTTGGGGTGCAGTTGTTTACACCCAAACATTTGATTATCGTTGGGTAGGTTCATATGCCTACAGTCCCGTATTTGGTACTTTCAACAACTACGGTATCAACGCTGAGTCATTTGTTGCTTACAAGTGGAGTACACTATCACTAGGTGCTGACCTAAATCAATGGTACACCGAAGGTAGTAATGTAGCATTCCTCGGTCCTAAGGCTGTTTGGAATGTATCCAACAATGTCAATGTCAATGGTGGATTTGGTATCCCCGTTTGGCAGGATGTTGCCGCTGGAAGTGAGAATAGTTGGAATGTCACTTTAGGTCTTGGAATTAGTTTTTAATTTTTAAAAAGGAGATACTATTATGAAGAATGAAAACACAACAAAGAGTTGCCCACTAGGCATGACCGGATTCTGCTGGAAGAACCCACTACACCTCGTAGTTTTCTTCGCAGCACTTCCATATGCAGTCAAGGGTCTTTCTTGGCTTGCTAAGGGCGTTGCTGGTTGGTTTAACTGAGTTTAACTAACAATATACTCCGAAGCAAAAACCCCGCTTACGCGGGGTTTTTCTTTTTACAATCTATTATTGTTTATTATTTTGATGGTTTTTTGAATGCACTATACTTTGCAGGAGTACGAACTACTTTTTCTGTAGCACGCTTTACTAATGTGCGCTTTCCTACAACTTTGCCACCAAGACCATATAGTTTTGTCTGGCTTGCTCTTTCTGCTCCATGTTTGTGGAATGCCTGTATTTCATTATATGCTGAATTTGCTGCTTTGTTGTGTGCTGCCTGGGCTTCATCGGCTGATCCCATTTCACCTGCTTCATAAGCCTTAGCACTATCTCTATCTGCTATTCTTTTTAACTTTTTCTCAATCTTTAGTGTTTCTCTAGCACGCTCTGGTGTTTGGAGATCTTCAAACAATCCGTAGAATGCTTCTTCACCGATTAGTTCTACTAGAATGTTCTCTAGGAGTTCTGAGTACTCGGTTTCGTTTTGGAGTTCCTCTGAAAGTCTATGTGATTCGTTTAGGTAGTAATTATACTTTTGTGCTAATGGGTTGTTCATTTTTAGTTTCCTTTCTTCTTCTTTTTGTTCTTTAGTCTACGCTCTCTATATGCATTTGCAATTGCTTTTGCTGCACGAGGATCATATCCGGTATCTTTTGTTTCTTCTTTTACATAATCAGATCTTTCCATTCCATCTGATATACCAGATGCTTTTCTAAATCTCTGTGCATCGAAGTTGGGATTTGATTTGTAAAAATACATTGCAGCCTTCTTATGCTCTGCTGGTCTTTCCTCTGGACGAAGGTTTGCAATTGCCTTAGCAACTTGAACCATGTGCTTTCTGGTTGATCTCTTTGGTACTTTGATACCAGTTAGAGTCTCAACATCCTCATTTACTTTTTTTTTGCCGATAGCCTTACCGATTACTTTTCTACGGTTTCGGAGATACTTATCAGTACCATCAACTTTACCGTCATTATTTACATCTGAATCTTCCTTACCTACTGGATCTAATCCTGGCTTCTTTGACTCATCCAAACGAGACACAAGTTCATCAATTACAAAAATTAGTGCTTGGTTTTGTTCCTCTAATTCTTGTATTTTTTTATAAGTATTTGTTAAATTGTTCATATCGATCCTTTCCTTTTAGGTTATTTATAAAACCTTTGACTTGTATACATACTGTGCCGAGGATAATGGAATAATAGGATCAAGGAATCAGGAAATGGATGTAATTGCCCTCTTGAAAGAAGAACAAAAAGAGTATAGAATGTCTCTTATGGAAGATATTCAAGACAGTAGCGGTGCAGCAGTAATTGCCACTCCAGGTTCAAGTCCAGCACAAAAAACTTTGTTCCCAACATCTTACCCAAGACATGGAACAAAGATAAAATTAAAAGTTCTTCCAATGAAAACTATGGAAGATTTTTTAATGAAATTGCAATTATTACAAAATATGGCAGCACAACAAGGTGCTGAAAATCCTCTGCAACAATGAAAAATTTTAAAGAATTTTTATTAGAAAAACATTTTATGTATGGTGCTGCAGCAGCAATACCTGTTGTTGTTGGCTATCATATGCACAATACAAAAAATGTTGATTACACCAAACCACAGAGTTATTCAGCAACTGCATCGAAGTCTGCAGATAACCCAAATGTTGATGATATAGAAAAACAATATCATGTAGCAAAGAAAAAAGTATATGATACAGAACACAAACCACTAAAGGTTTCTGATAGTCACCAATGGTCAAATCCCGGAATAAAGAGAATTTATGGTGGTATTGTAAGTGCAGAACATGAAGTTAAACTATCTCCAAGTGAAAGTCGTTTTGATTATAATGAAAAGTTAAGTGGTAGAACACTTGGTGGAGAGGGAACATCTTCTGCATATGGTCCAGCACAACTAACAAGAAATACTCTTGCAGACCATTATAAGAGAAGACCACATTTCTTTGAGGGTCATGAAGAACATGTGGAAAAAATGATAAACCAAGGAACCAAGTTCCTAAAATCAAAAACCACTCATTCTGTTTATGGTCTTGGTAAAAAGGGAGAATTATCAGGACAAGAACACCACAATAAATACCATGCAGTCACAGATGGTGTATTAAGAAGTATGGCAGAAGATTTAAAAACACAAGATCTGGTAAAAAAGAAGAAAGACAAAAATGTTGAAGTTTTTGACTTGAATAATCCAGAACATCATTCTAGACTTCTTCAGAGATGGAGAGGGGTTGACTTAAGCAAGGATAAGCGGTATCATAACGCAGCACAAGAATACTGGAAAACACACGACCAACAAGAACAAACTGACTAAGGAGATACATCATGGGTGAAAGTAATACTATTGATTTTGAAACATTTATGAAACAAACTGGTGAGAGTAAATTTGATGCAAAGCAATATGTCGAAGCAGAGAGACAGAAGGCTAAAGAAATTGCTCAAGCACAAACACAGAAGAAATTAAAAGAGCAAAGAGATGAACATTCTCCAGAGAATACTTTGGAGAAAAAAACAAAAGACGCAGTGCAAGCAACTGAATCACAAATTCAGTATGCAGAATTTGCACCACCTACAAAAGTTTTAGTTAAGAAGTCAACCATTCATGGAAATGGTATTTTTGCTAGAGAGAATATCAATGAGGGAGAACTTATTGAACAAGTTCGTCTTTTCCGTTTAGCATGGAGACTTGCTTATCAAAAAGATCCAGTTCTGAGTCGATATGCAATAGCAGATAATTCTTGTAAGTGTCGTGATTGTGCTGTTCACGGACCAAGTGTTTATATGCCACTTGGTTATGCAGCATTATACAATTTTGGTTTTGATTCGAATATCAGAGCAGAATTTGATTTTCCAAATCTCAGTATGAAAATTATTGCAACAGAAGATATTCCTGCTGGAAAAGAACTTTTGTTTGACGACTCAGCACTTTCAGACAAAATTACACTAGCGGAATCACTCAAATGATTAAAAGCCAATATTCAATAGAATACTTGAAAGATGGCATTTATGTGCTATTGGGATACAATCCTATCAAAAAAACTAGAATTGTACTTGCTAAATCAGATTCACCGAGTAAACTACTGGAGCATGGCTATCTTGATCTTGGTATTACACAGCCAATAGAAATGTCAACTGCAATAACTGCCATAATGGATTTAGAAACTATGCAGTCTATAGGTGGAATTACTGCACATGATGATATGATGAAGATAATTGAAAAACTAATTGAAGGTCTTATTGATAAAAAAATTGATGAAGGAAATAATTATTATGAATAATACTTTTGTTGTATCCGGTATTCGTTTTTACAATGGTTCAAATCCAACAATTCAACTGTTTAAGAATCCAAACAGCGAAAAATATGTAGCATGTTTTATGAATTTTGATACAGAAGAATCTATTGATGGTTATGACTACCATGAGATTTTATCAATCAGAAATGTTCTAACCGAAATTTTGAATCAAATAGATACTAGAGAAGTGATAGATGAAATAGTAAATGATGAAAAATATTATGATCCAAATTTAGAAGACGATGGAGCATAAATGCAACACAGAGAAACATGGGTTCAAGATTTAATTGATTCTGCAGAATCCTGTGTGATTGGTTATGAAAAGTATCTTAAAGACAAGATTACTTCAAAAGACTTGGCTAAATTAATGAAACAACTTCGAAACTTGCTTCCAATGGATTTGGAAGGTAGAATAGAAGATAAGTGAAAGGAAACTAAAGTGAAGATTGAAGATGATGTAAAACTTGATTTTGCAGATGTTTTGATTCGCCCAAAGCGTAGTAACCTTGATAGTCGTAGCAAGGTTGATGTAGAACGGACATTTAAGTTTAAACTTCCCGGTGGCGAATTTGTATGGTCGGGTGTTCCTATCGTTGCTGCAAATATGGATACAGTAGGCACATTTGAAATGGCAAACTCTCTTGCAGATTATGGTGCTATGTGTGCCATTCATAAGTATTATTCTGAAGAAGATTGGAGTCGTGAAGCAAGTTCATGGTTAAGAAATTATTCTGGTCTTTGCGGATTAATTTACACAATGGGCATGGGAAGTGATTCTTCAACCCTAACAGAAATTCAAAAAGCAGAAAAGATACTAAATGCTCATAAGCATGTTCGCTTTATTTGTCTTGATGTTGCAAATGGTTATACAGAAAAGTTTGTGAACTATGTTCGCACTATTCGTGGTTTGTTCCCAAATCATGTTATTATTGCAGGTAATGTTGTTACCCGTGAAATGACTGAAGCATTGATTCTTGCTGGTGCAAATATCATCAAGGCAGGAATTGGACCAGGATCTGTCTGCACAACTCGTAAGGTTGCTGGTGTTGGTTATCCACAACTTTCCTGCATCATGGAGTGTGCTGATGCAGCACATGGACTTGGTGGTTATGTACTATCAGATGGTGGTTGTACTTGTCCTGGTGATGTTGCAAAGGCATTTGGTGCAGGTGCAGACTTTATTATGATTGGTGGTATGTTTGCAGGAACTGATGAGTCTGCAGGACAAGAAACAGAGAATGGTAAAGAGTTCTATGGTATGTCATCTGCTACAGCAATGGAAAAGCATTCCGGTGGTGTTGCTACTTATCGTGCAGCAGAGGGTAAGAAGGTATTTGTTAAAAAGACTGGACCAGTTGCAAATATTATGAAACAGATTCTTGGTGGTGTCCGTTCTGCTTGCACATATGTTGGTGCAGCAAGACTTAAGGATCTGTCAAAGTGTACTACCTTCATCCGTGTTAATCGTCAGTTGAATAATATATTTCAAGAAAATTGAAATTTGAATATTTGCATTTGACCCCCAAAAAAAATCTTATAAATCTTTACTTTTTTTCTTGCGGAATCCGATAAAAGTAGTATACTATACGAGTCAGAGAAAAGAACAAGGAAACATACTATGAAGCACTTTGATAATAATATTATGTGGTTACATTAAAAATTACTTTTATTGTTTATGATATATTATTAAAAAAACCTTGTCGGTATGTGGGATAACATATCCGAGCGAGCAGAAATGGTTTACGGCAAACCTTCTGTAGTACCTCGACTAACAAAACCGTTTGACTGGTTGGTTTACGGTTCCTGATACGAAAGTAACGAATGTCTGTACGACAGTAGTAGTTACTGGATACAACCAAAACCGTTTTTATGCCCTCTTAGCTCAGTTGGTAGAGCAGTTGACTTTTAATCAATAGGTCGTAGGTTCAATTCCTACAGGGGGCACTTTGATGGAGAATAATAATGATTGATTATGTAGATGTGATCTATGGTTTAGCATGGGGCGATGAAGGCAAGGGAAAGATTTCCAATGCTCTTGCTCCAAAATATGATTATGTTTGTCGTTGGAACGGTGGACCAAATGCTGGTCACACTGTTTATGTAAATGGACAAAAATTCAAAACTCATATTATTCCATCCGGTATCTTTGCAGGTAAGAAGTGCGTAATTGGACCGGGATGTGTAATCAACACTGATAAATTTTTTGAAGAGATTCGTGGACTTCGTGCAGCAGGATTTGATACTTCTCTTATCAAGATTCATCCAAACGCACATATTATTACTGAAGAACACATTGAGTGGGACAAGAAGAATCTTGGTCACTTAGGAACAACTTCTCAAGGAATTGCTCCTTGCTATTCGGACAAGATGTTGCGTAGAGGCAGGAGAGCAAAGGAATATTTCATTTCAGAGTGGTTGTGGGATGGAGAACTGTCTGGTAGGATTCTTTGCGAAGGAGCACAAAGTGTATGGCTTGATATTGATCATGGTGATTATCCATTCGTTACTAGTAGTTCAACAATGCCATACTCTGCATGTTCTCTTGGTTTCTCTCCAAAGAAAATCCGTAGACTAATTGGTGTTGCAAAAGCATATGACACAAAGAGTGGTACAGATCCACTCTTCCCTGAAACTTTATGGAATGATCCTGTACTGAATCGAATTATTGAGGAGGGTCAAGAATTTGGTTCTACTACGGGTCGTAAACGATTGGTAAATTGGTTGAATCTTGATAAGTTGAAGAAGTCTATCATCTTATCTGGTTGCACTGAACTCATCATAAATAAGTGTGATGTTCTTAAGAAGGTTGGAGAATTCAAGGTCATTCATGGAAATGAATACATGAATTGTACAAGTTTTGCTATGATGTCTGCATATGTTCAAAACAATTTGATGTTTAGTAGTGGTTCAGATTTACACGAAATTACTTTCTCGGGTGATAAAGAAAGCATTTGATTCCTTTGTGGTGAAACGGTATCACAGGAGATTTTGGTTCTCTTTTTCCTAGTTCGAATCTAGGCAAAGGAATTATTCTTGAATAGCTCAGTTGGTAGAGCAGTGAGCTGTTAACTCACGGGTCACTGGTTCGAGTCCAGTTTCAAGAGTTTGCCATATTAGCACAGTGGCAGTGCAGTGCTTTTGTAAAGCACAGGTCATCGGTTCGAATCCGATATATGGCTTTATGTTAAATATAAATATTCCACATTTTTATTGTTACATGAGAAAAGAACAGATGTACCAACACAAAGATCATGTTGGTGAATTTGTAAAGGTTACTGTATTTGGAGCACAATCTAATCCAGATAGAGCATTACTTTTTCATGTAATGACTGATGATGGTTTGGTTAGAAGTAGAGTTCCAATTCATATGTTATGCCACAAAGAAAATGCTCCCAATATTCAATTAGATTATTTACAATTATGGGATTGTTTTTCTATAAATTGCACAAATATTGTTTATGATTATTTAAAAGGTGCAAGAGCAAAAATAATTTTAAAAGATAAAAAAGAACTTTGGGGCAATTACATGATGACATTTGATTGGTATGATAATTCATATAGTGATGAACCAACACAATACAAATGTTTACATATGTTTGAATTAGATAATGGTTGTTACACTTTACAACCAAATAATAGAATATATTGGAAACATATGTCTTTTGTTACAAAACCATTTCCACAAAATCCTGATTATAAAGTTGATCATAAAAATTTTAGATGTGAAGGAACAAGTGATAGATGGGTAATTGAAGGTGAAGATGATAGTTATTATTATGATTTAAAAGAGGAAGAAGATGGGCGGTAAACATTCAGCAGGTAAAGGTGATACATATAGACCCGTAGATTGGGAACAATATTCAAAAAATTGGGATGATATTTTTAGAAAAAAGAAAGGTAAATTAAAAAATGAGCAATGTACAACTAATCGGAATGGTAAGCGGAGAACAAATAATCGCAAAGATCGAACTAATTGAAAATGTATATTCAATTAAAAATCCAGCAATTATTGTTCCAGTTGGTAAGGGAGAACTTGCATTAGCACCTTGGTTGCCGTATACTACGGTAGATCAAACAGGTGTTCAGATTCATAAAGATAGAATTACATTTGTACTGACACCACAACCAGAGTTGGCAAATAATTATAATGAAAGTTTTGGAAGTGGTTTGATCATTCCAGATAAGACCGTAGCAACACCAAAGTTGTCATTGGTTGAGTAAAAGCGTTGCGCTCGTAGCTCAGTTGGATAGAGCAGATGCCTTCTAAGCATCAGGTCGCAGGTTCGAATCTTGCCGAGCGCGTTTAAGGAGTTTATTATGGAAAATATGGATATCTTGGAAAGACTTAAAGTTGATATTGAAATGTTAAGTATGAGTCCTGATGAAAATGAAAGACTCATTTCTACCACATTGCAAATGGCTTTTAATGAAATTCAGCATCTTAGAAAGAAAAATTCAGATAGTGATTATCTTTCTTCTTATTTTAAAGAAGAAGATAAAAAAATAAAAAATTACTATAAAAATAAAAAGATTGAAATAACCAATACTGATGTCGGAGAAATTTGATTATGTCTGTTTTGGATGAATTAATTTCTGAAGCATATCCAATTTGCTTAAGGATGAATCGTCAAAAGAAGCATGTTTCTTTTGTGTTGCATAAGAATCGTGTTGTTTCTGTTGGTAGAAATGTTTTTAAGACGCATCCTCTTGCAAAAGAATATGGATATCAGTTTAATGAAATGCATTCTGAACTTGATGCATTCCGTAAAATTCCATACAATTTCCGTAGTAAGAAGTTGACTCTTGTAAATGTTAGGTATAATAAGTTTGGGAAACTACGAATGTCAAAACCATGTGAGCATTGTGCTCCTTGGTGTAGAGAAGTTTTTCATGAAATTTATTACACGACTGATGATGGTGTCGTGAGAATGGAGTACTAATGTTTAGACTTTTTATTGATATTGCAATTCCCGGTTCAGAATCCGAAGCACTTAAGACTGCACAGGAAATTTTAAATTATTGTTTTGATAATCATATTTCATTTGAAAAATTACAAAATATGAATATTGATACTGTAAATTTTAGACTTGGACATGATCAAGATCGTCAGAAGTCTAATTATTTTATGAAGAATGATAATGGTCATGTTAACAATAAGAAGTCAAGAATTGTTGTGAAAACTTCTCAAGATACTCTTGACTCAGAAGAAAACTAAGGTATATTACTGACATGGGATACACGCTTCGGGTGGAGCAGGGTCGCTTATAACGACCTACCGCAGAGTTCGAGTCTCTGGTATCCTACTATGAGTGAAACGCGAAACATCATTGATCATTACCATTATTGGAAGCACGAAGCAATTCTTGCGGACCTAGATAAGCGTAGGCATAATTTTACTGTGCTTTGCAGTAATTTGTACAATGATTTTAACATTGCAACGGTGATCAGAAATGCGAATGCCTTTCTTGCAAAGGAGATCATTCTATATGGAAGCAAGCAATATGATAGGCGCGGCACCGTTGGTACTCATAATTATAATCGTTTTGTTCATTGTAGGGATGAGCAACAACTCGGATTGAAAATTGAGAACATGATTCGTCAACACGGTACACTTCGTATCGTTGGTATCGATAATGTTCGAAATGCTCGTCCAATTGAAGATTATACTTGGCCAACTAATGAGCATGTCCTTATGGTTTTTGGTCAAGAACAAGTTGGAATTCCACAAGAACTTCTTGACAGGTGTGATGATATTTTGTATATTACTCAGTATGGATCTGTTAGAAGTTTGAATGTTGGTTGTGCTTCATCCGTTGCAATGTATGATTATTGTCGCAAGGTTGAAGCAGGTGTTTTGGCCCCATAGATTAACTGGCTAAATTCCCGCCCTTTCAAGGCGGTCATCCGGGTTCGAGTCCCGGTGGGGTCACTTATGAAAGTAGGATCTCTATTTGCTGGTATCGGTGGTTTTGATCTCGGTTTTGAACGAGCAGGATTTGAACTTGCTTGGTCAGTCGAGATTGATCCACATTGCAGAAAAGTTCTTCAAAAGCATTTTCCAAATGCTAAAATTTATTCTGATATCAAGCAAGTAAAGGTTGAAGAACTTGAAAAGGTTGATATAATCTGTGGTGGATTTCCATGTCAGGATCTTTCCGTCGCAGGTAAGCGTAAAGGTCTTGCAGGAGAAAGGTCAGGATTATTCTATGAAGCAATGCGACTTGTACGGGGAATCAACCCCCAGTTCGTTATACTCGAAAATGTCCCCGGATTGCTGTCGAGCAATAAAGGAAGGGATTTCGCAGTCCTCCTCGCTGAAATGGACCAAGGGTGGGATTGTCAGGAAATCGCATGGAGAATTCTTGACAGTCAATTCTTCGGAGTGCCCCAACGACGCAAGCGCATCTTTATTGTCGCAAGTTCTCGAATCGGGGGTGCCGAGCAAGTATTGGCTCTCTCCGAAAGCATGTCAGGGGATTCTACGAAGAGCAAAGACAAGAGGAAAGAACTTACCTCTAATATTGGAGGAAACCCTGAAGAGACAAAGTGGTGGGATGGTGGACAACTCTCAGACACCTTAACATCTTCAAGTTTATTTCGTCAACAAGCAGAACCGGATAAGCGTAGAATGTCCGCAGTATTGGAGCCAATACCTTATGATTTATTCCAGATTACAGCACCTATCAATAAACAAACAAGAGTACCGGGCGATCCGTGCCACACTCTTGCTGCTTCTAATGCAGTCCATGCTGCTATGGTGATGGCAGTTCGTACAGCACAAACAGGAGCAAATGGTCATGGTGTTGCAGAAGAAGTTTCTCACACATTAGATCTTGCAAATGGTCAAGCAGTTGCTTATAATCTAACAATTCGAAGATTAACACCTTTGGAATGTGAGAGACTACAGGGATTTCCTGATAATTGGACTGATGGACAAGCAGATACTACAAGATATAAGCAACTAGGAAATGCAGTTACCGTAAATGTAATTGAATGGTTAGCAAATAATCTGAAAGGAACAATATGAGTGGTAAAGTAATTTGGAACTATAGAAT